AACCACAAAAGATACAGAATACAGTGTATTTAGGGGAGCAACAAATTCGGCTGATGGAAGCAACGGTCTTGTACCAGCTCCAAAAAGCGGAAAACAAGACAGTTTCCTTAAAGGTGATGGCACTTGGGGAACACCGGAAAACACAAAGTACAATGTTGTAAGTAAAACAGCTGCCGGACTTGCGCCACAACTTCCAAATGAAACGAGTACAACGAAGTACTTAAGACAGGACGGTACATGGGCGGTGCCACCAAACCAAACTTACAATAAAGCAACACATTCATCTGATGGCTTAATGGCAAAAGAAGACAAAACAAAATTAGATGGCGTTGAAGAAGGTGCTCAGAAGAACGTAGCTGCTTATTCTAATATTGATGTAGACCACGGTTCAAATGGAACGGCTGGGGCAATTAATATACAGGATAGATTGTCATTATTATCTGGTGAAAATATTAAGGTTGAGGTTGTTGTTGACAGTAGTGGTGGCGGTGATGGAAACAGTATTAAGTTTTCAGCTAAAGATACAACCTACAACGATGCAACGCAAAGCTCACACGGTCTCATGACTGCTTCTGATAAAACGAAATTGGACGGTCTGCCGACTGGAACAGAACTTGAGAATACGTATGCAGATAAAAGCAGTTATCTTAAAAAAACAGATGCAACGCTTACATATGTATCAAAAACTAGTTTATCGACACAATTAGCGAACTATGCAAAAAAGACAGACATAACTAATATGTATGTTTATAAAGGTTCAGTTGCAGATGCTTCAAAACTTCCAAAAACAGGGCAACAAGTTGGTTGGGTATACAACATAGAGTCAGCGAGTGTTTATGGTGGTGCAGGAATGAATGTAGCATGGGATGGCGAGGCATGGGACCCGTTGGGTGAAATCTTCACAATTACCGCAATCACAAATGCAGAACTTGATGCGATTTGTGTGTAAGGCGGTGATCTTATGGGATTTTTAAATAATGAAGGAGTCAGCACATTATGGGCAAAAATGAAAGCATACGTTAATGCTCATAGTTCTGGTGGACTTACACTTGATAAAGTATATCCAATCGGCAGTGTTTACATATCTGCAAACGGGGCAAATCCGAATGAAATAATTGGTGGAACATGGGAAGAGTTTGCAACTGGTCGAACATTGATAGGTTATGATCCAGATGACGATGATTTAACGGAAACTGGAATGACAGGTGGCGAAAAAACACACGCACTTACAATTGAAGAAATGCCATCACATAATCATAGTGCTTCAACTGGTGGTGCAGGCAAACACACGCATACAGTTGGTTATAGAAAAAGGCAAGATGCATATGGAAAAGGAACAATGGATGCAATGCATTGGAATACAGGAACATATTCAACAATAGCAACAAGTGAAGTTGCAAATCATTCCCATACCGTAACAGTGGAAAGTGCAGGTTCTGGAATGGCGCATAATAACATGATGCCATATATCACGGTGAGAATGTGGAAACGTACAGCATAATTAAATATTTGATAGTGAAAGCAATCGTAGAAATACGGTTGCTTTTTCTTATACATTGCACCCATGCGTTAAATGGGAAAAGTAAAAATCCAAGCTGATAGAACAGCGACAACAAATGTAGATAACGGAGGTAATCAATATGACAAGAGAAGAAGCAAAACAGAACTTACAGGCACTGGGGATTGAAGAACCATCAGAAGCACAGGTTACAAACTATCTGAATCAGTTCCATTCAAACAAACCAGAGCCAAATAAAGAGCCGAAACCAGAGCCAAAGCCAATCAACGAGCCGAAACCGAATAAAGAGCCTAAACCAGAGCCTGATGGCGAAATTGCAAAGTTGCAGGAACAGATTGCACAGCTTGAGAAAGAGAGTGCAAGAAAAGACATCCGTGCATATGCGGCTGAAAAAGGCATTACAGGCGAGAAAGTAGAAAATGTCCTTTCTGTATTCCTTGATGATGTGGAAAAGGCAAAGACAGCTATTGATTCATTGTCTGAGATTATCGCAGATAGAGAAACAACTGCCGCAAAGAACAAGGAGAAAGAGATTGCAGACGGCTCTAAGAATCCGGGCGGTGGTGAACCAAAACCAAAGGATGATAAAGAAAAGACAGAAGCTGAGAAGACCGCAGAGTCTATCGGTAAGTCTATGGCTGAATCATCTAAAGCAAGCAAGGCTGTATTAGACAGCTATCTGTAGTAGGAGGTATAACCGATGAAATTTACAGAAACAAGCGTTTCAACGCAGAAAGAAATCCTCAAGAGAAAGCTTGGTGGTGAACTCTTTGAGGGAATTACACTTGACGCTTCTGCTTTCACTAACGGCGTATGCAAAGCGGGAAACCCAATTGACGCAAACGGCAAAGCAGTAAACGGAAGAACAGCTGGAACAACTGATGCCGCGCCAGTTGGAATCCTTCTTAGTGATGTATATGAGGATAATCCGAACGGAACAATCGTCAAAGCGTTCGCATGTGTAAACGAAGCAAATGCAAATGCAAATGCAAACATCACGATCGCAGACAGTGTAAAGACAGCATTAAAACTTATTGTTTTTGAATAGGAGGAAAAGAGCATGAATCTTAGAGACGCATATAGTGCAGAAGCAATCGCTCTTGTGCATACAGAAGCGGCAAGCAATAAACAGGCGTATTTAGGTGCCGGATTATTCCCGCCTAAAAAGAAAATGGGACTTGACCTTAAGTGGATTAAGACACACAAAGGACTTCCAGTATCCATCGCACCATCAAACTTTGATGCCGTATCAACAATTAGAAGCCGTGATGGCTTTAAAATGACTGAAACAGAAATGGCTTTCTTCCGTGAGTCTATGCTTGTAAAAGAGTCAGATGAACAGGAAATCATGAGAGCAAAGGATTCCACAGACCCGTATGCGGCAGAAGTCCTTGAAAGACTGTTTGACGATACTACAACACTTGTAGACGGTGCAAATGTTGTACCAGAACGTATGATTATGCAGTTGTTAGCACCAACAGATGGTTCTCCAAAAATTTCCATCCAGGCAAACGGTGTAACATACGCATACAACTACGACCCGAACGGAGAGTACAAGAAGAACAACTTCGCAACACTTTCTACAGATACAGACAAGTGGAGCGACACAGAACACAGTGACCCGTTAAACGATGTAGCGAAAGCTCTTGATAAAGTAGAAGCAAATACCGGTGAAAGACCAGAAATCATGATTGTGTCAAGAAAGACAATGGATTATCTGAAAAAGAACAAAAATATCCAGAGTGCTATTCTCGCTCAGAACGCAACAGCAAACATCTTCATGACAGATGCAAGAGTCAAAGATGTATTTTCGACAGAACTGGACGTGAAAATCGTTGTGTATTCTAAACAGTATAAGAATGAAAGTGGCGTGGCTGCTAAATTCTATCCAGATGGTCTTGCAACTCTTGTGCCAAATGGTGCGCTTGGAAACACTTGGTATGGAACTACACCAGAGGAAAGAACACTGATGGGAAAACCAGAAGCAGATGTATCTATCGTAAACACAGGTGTTGCTGTATCCGTAACAACATCCGAAGACCCGGTACAGACAAAGACTACCGTATCTGAGATCGTACTTCCGTCTTATGAAAGAATGGACAGCACATACGTTATCAAGTGTTACTAGGAGGTTATATTATGGTAGCAGAATGTATGACAAAGCATAAGGGCATTTGGTATCTTCCGGGAGAGGTTATCCCGGAAGAGCCAGCAATGGAAGAACATACAGATGATCCAGTGTATACAAAGACAGCAATTAAGAGAATGCCTGTTGATGAGCTTAAGAAACTGGCAACAGAAAAAGGCATTGAAGACGCTGAAAATGCAACCGGTGAACAGTTGAAAGATGCATTGATCGCAATGATTGGGCTGTAGGAGGAATAGTATGATAGCGGAATCAATCAAAAAGAAAGCAACTGAATATTTCTCCACGATACCAGAGCTGAAAGGTGAAGAACCATCTGCATTGCTGATTGATTTTGTTATCGAGAAGTATAAGCAGCAGAGGAATTTTCCGTCACATTTCACGGAAATGCAGATTGAGAAAGACATGGAAGACCATCTTTCTACTCTTGCTATGGCTGTGGTGGATTTAAAGGCTAAAGAGGGAGCAGAGGGAGAGACTTCACACAGTGAGAACTCTACCACACGTTCCTATGAGAGTGCTTATATTTCTCTCTCGGTATTTAGTGACATATTACCTTATGTTCATACCTTTTAAGAAGAATGCGCGTGGTTGTGGACATCTACAGCCGCAGGGCGCTCACTGTTGTGGTGGAGGGCGAGTGGGCAACTATTAAGAAAGGTGGTAATGCCATGACTATACGGATTTCACTGGCTATTGTTGTGAGTATTATATCGCTTTGCTTTTCTGCGTATTTTGGATTGCGTAATAATAAACGTTCCGACACAAAAGACTTAGAAGAAAGAGTCAAAAGTGATACAAGAATCAATATGAAACTGGACAATATATCAGTTGCTGTAGCAGATGTAAAGAAAGAAGTTGCTTCTATGAGAGAAGATATTGCTTCGCATAATGGGAGACTAATTAAATTGGAAGCAAGTGTCAAGAGCGCACATCACAGAATTGATTTTATGGAAAAGTGCTCTGGTATTGACACAAGAGAGAAATCAAGGGAGGAATGATTATGAGAGATTGGAAAAACTGGGGAAAATGTGCGCTTGTAAGAGCGATAAAGACCGTAGCACAGACTCTTGTCGGCGTGATTGGTGCAAGCACCGTGCTTGAGGGAGTTGACTGGCGTGTTGCGGTATCTTCTGCCGTTCTTGCCGGAGTCGTGTCCTTGCTGACAAGCATTGCGGGACTGCCGGAGGTGGAAAACAATGCGAACATTAAACCGGAATAAGCAGAAAATGAAGTATTCCATGCAAACAGATTCCGTACCTGTCTATGATACAGACGATGAGGGGAATATCAAATACATGGAAATAGATGGAGAAATGCATCCAATCTATACAGGCGAGTCTCAGCCTGGGTATACAGAACCGGTTGATTTCCGGTCTAATATTGCATCTACTCTTACGGAAGCTTATGTAAAGGCTTTTGGTGTAGACGATGCTT